CAACCAACTCTCTTACGCCAACACTACCACCTAGTGTGCTACTATCAATTGAATCAAATGTTGCCAGTGACTTATCACTTGCTAGATCTGTCTTAATTGCACTTATAATAGGTCTGTTACCAACACCAACACTGTCTTCATAACCTACACTAAATTCAAAGCGGAAATAACGTGCCTTAATTGCTTCAACTTGATCGCCAATGTTGTAAGATACACTAGATTCACTGTCAATTGCACCACCTGTGCTATCAACTGTGTTGCCATAGTATATTGTAACACTTAATTGTTCATTTGTTGCAACATCTGTTAGTGGCATCCATAGGTCTATTCTACCTGAATCAATAATAGCAGTATTATAGGTTAACGGAACACTAGGTGTGCCATTCCAATCAGTCCAATCATCCCAAGTGTAACCTGCACTGTCTCTAGCGTCCCAAGTTTCAACACTGTATGGCTGTAATACTCCCTCTTTATAAAATCCTGCTGGCATCTAGCGTTATCCTCCTAAATTATGTGTTGTTGAAACACTAGTTTGTGAAGCACTAGGTGCCTGTCCTGGTTTTTGCCATAAACTACCGCTGTTTTGTAACCAATAGTTTAAGAAATCATCTATATGATTACCTGTAACGCTTTTACCTGTTTTATAATCAAACCAAGTATAAGAACTTGGCAACTCACTGCGATCTTCAAATTCAAAAGTGCCATCTACTGTTACTTTTCTCCAACGGAATCTAATATTTTTTGCAAACACTCTAGGTGTATCAGCGCCTTCACCAGGGCCAAGTGGTTTGATTGAATTAATAGATGCAGTAGTGTTAGCGGCATATCTTGTGTCATAATTACTTTGTCCTACATTGTTACCACCACCTGCGGCCCAACCATCGTGTCCAGGTGCTTCATAATAGATTTTGTATTGATGAAAACTTGTGTCTTGAGGTATGTTTAGTTTTAGTGCGGCTCGTAGGTCAAATTCTGTGTTACCTCTTTCTGCCATTTCTCTACTATACACAAATGTCCAATGTTCGCCTTTATAACGGTAGTTGTATCTATCAACATATTGTATACCACTTGGCAATGTGCCATATTGTAAATTGTTAGATGCGTTATAAGTCCAGTTTCTTAAAAAACCATCGTCTACTGTAAGACTTGCAGTTGTCATAACACCTCTATCTGCGTGTACTTCCCAATATGAACTTGCCGCACTTGCTGGCAAGTAAGGATTACCACCTGTGTATAGTATAAATGGTATACCTGTGTTAGGATATACTGAAACAGGATTTGCAAATGTTTTCCAAGTTGGATCACTGTCTAATGGAGGTGAATTTGTAGGTGGTTGTTGTAATCTGTTTGGATTTACTTCTAACTGTCCAGCATAAGGTGTTCCTGTGCCAATTGTGTCTAGTATTTCACCTTCTAATCCGCCTGTTGGTAATACAACAGCAGGCGCAAAGAAATCTTGTATAACATTGTATTCAATTTCTGGTTCTGGTGGTAATGGATTCTCTTCTTCTGGATCTTCTGCATCCTGTCCTGCACTGTCAACAATAGGATCACCAGCACTGTCAATTACTGTAATGGTTTCACTGCCTGCACTGTCTTGTATAGGATCACCATTAGGATCTTTTACTGTGATAGGTGCATCTGGATCGTTTGGTGGCACTAGTCCAATAGGATTTAATGGCACATCTTTTTTCCTTGGTCTAACACTTAGTTCTTCTGGTATAAACACCTGTGGTGCAATTTCAATCTGTGCATTGCCTGTTGCAGGATATATTGTTGCATCGTGTTCAACTGCTGTTATTGAAACTGTTAGGTTATTGTTAATTTTTAAATTAACCACTCTAAATGTATCTAGATTAAATTGTAAAATATTATCAGTAAGGCGTATAATATCTCCTACTGCTAGATTCATTAATTCTTGTGTGCCTGTAAATGAAACTGTTTTCTGCTTACGTGATTTCTTGTAAATCATTCTTGCAGTTTCAAATGCAATGGCAGGATTGGTAAGTGTGTGAAACGTAAATTCGCCAACTAGTTTTTCATTGTTATCCAGTGCCAAATCAGCACTTTGTTCAAATACCTGCTGTTGGTTTGTAAATTCTCTATCTGGGTCAACATAGTTTACAATAACCTGATTAAATTTTGTTTTCTTACGTTCACCATTTAATGTAATACCACCTATTAAGACTGTTTTATCAATATCTCTAGCAATGTTAATTGCAGTTGATGTAATGTCTGTTGCATTACCACCATCTTCTACTGTAATTTTGTATTTGCCTTGTTCAAAGGTTAACATACTTCTACAACCTGCAAGTAAATTTTTTACATTGTCTAAAACTTTTTGATTGGTGTCTACCACAGTGTTCATTGTAACAGCAGGACCACTGTATTGATTTGTATATGAAACAGTTTGTGCAAATTTCTTTGCCGCAATTCTAAAACTTTCTAAATTAATTTGTGCAGGTTCAATACCAGCGCCATACACAGGATTAAGCAAATAATCTAATATGCAATTTGCAGGATTAAAACTGTATTTGTTGGCAGTTGAAGCAGGATCATAAAAAAATGCACTTTGCAAGCCAGCAGTATTGTATCTTCTTATGTCTTGCACACGTCTGCCAAGTATGTCAAATTTAACTTGGGGGATTCCGCCTCTAAATGGATTGTTATCTGCATCTTCTTGTGTTTCTATTTCTTTCCAATAAAAACGCATAGCAACAAATGCCGCTCTTGTAAATGGACGTGACTTCTTATTCCAATTAGGACCTCTTAGGTCACTGTTAATGTTTGAATTACTTGCTTGGTATCCGTACCTTACTTGAAACTTGATTCTGCCTTTGAACTTGCCTTTGTTAACATTTACAACGGCACCATCTGTGTAAAAGTTGCTTGGCAATGGCAGTGCAACATCGTCTACATAAATTTTCTTAATACCTTGTATTGGCCCTTCGCCTACGGCAAAGACCGCATATAGATATTGATTGTTTGTGCTTCCTGTTTCTGCATACACAAGAGCACCACCTACACGTCTAAAACCATACACAACAGGAACAGCAACATTGGTGCCATTCTTAGTCACAGTAACACCCTGTGCAAATTGCTGTGCATTTTGACTGTTTAGGTTGGGCGTGTCAAATGCGCCAAATGGACTTAGAACAAAGCCAACAACATCACCTACAAAGTCAATTACTGTATCAACAATGTCAACAACAACATCAACAACAGCGTCTACAATGTCTCCAATAATTTTAAATGGATTAAATCCACCCATTAGTATTCTCCTAGGTTGTGAAGAAATGCTTCACCACAAAATTCACCTTGTTTGTGTTCAAAAAATGTGCCTGCTCTTTTTATAACTTCATCTTTGCCCTTGTAATCTTTGCCGTGTGCTAGAACTGTTGATTCAATAAATCTTGCTCCACGTTCTTTTGCACGTTTTACAAATTCATTCCATAAACTGTCTGCCATATGAGAATTTCTTTTACCTGCGTGTAAGTAAAAATGATCCAATTGACAGTATAGAGTTGGATTCCAAATTTTAAAGTGAAATGAACCAATTGCATATCCAATTATATGTTCGCCTTTTACATATACCAAAGTAATAATATTAGGATCCATTGCAACCTTGCGCCATACTTTGACAAAATGCACATCATCAAATGGCAATTCGTCTAGTATGCCCATTTCATTGCAGTGTTCTTTTGCACATCTAATAAAAGCATTCATATCATTAGGTTCAAAATCTCTAATCATTATTTCTTACCCCAACTCAAGTCATTTAGTGTTTCGTGACTAAACTGCATTGAAAAATCATTGCTAGTTGCTAATCCATCATAGCCTCTTTGCCAACTGTCTAGGTTTGTTCTACGACAGTTGATCTTTTCAAAATTTGCAAATTGACTTTCTACTGAAAGTGAAAGTGATGCAGTTGTTTCAGCATTTGAAATCTTATATGCACTTACTCTACCACGGAAAATCATAAAACCTGTGTCGCCTGTGCTGTCACCTACCAGTTCTCCTGTGCTTTGATCAAAAAACACTCTGTAGATAGTTACTGTTTGATTGATTATGCCTGGTATAGCAAATGTGTTTACCACTGTAGAATCTAAGGCACTAAGTGTTATGTTAATGCTTGAAATTGCAAGATCGCTATTTTCATCCATTTCTGTAATGCCTAGAAAATAACCTTGTGCTGAATATGTGTTGGAAGAGCCTTCTATAGAACTTGTTATGTCAAAAGCCGCATTGGTATAGCGTGTGCCATTAATGTTAATTAAGACAACACTTACTATTGCATCTCTTGCCAGTGCAGTTTGCAGTTCTGAAGAAAACTGTTTCGTCATTATAAAACCTCACGCACATCAAGTTCATATTGAATCAAGCCATCTGTTCTATATTGTATTTCTTGCACACTATTAGTTAATATCATTCTAATAGGCACCTCAGCAAGTTGGATTAGAGGACCACCTGAACTGTCTCTGGCATCTACTGCTGTAACTAATTCTGGTTCAAAATTAATTGTTGCATCACCACTGCCGTCTGTTGTAACACCTGCATTGTCTGTTACCATATAAACTTTTGTGTGATTTTCAAAACGTATTAAATCACCTGGATTTAGGATGGTTGTATTTGTCAATAGTGAATTTACACTTATGCTTGTTGCACCTGCTGCCGCCGCACTAGTTACAGTAAGACTTACTGTGCTGTCATTGCCATAGCCTTTGCTGTTTTGACTGATAGTTGGAATAACCACATCAAATTCATTTAGGCTGCCTTTACATCTTGCAAGAAAACCTTGTATTGGTAAAAACTCTGCAAGTGTCATTGGTGGATATTGCAGTGTGCCACTCCACAGTGTTGTGCCTTCTTGAAATCTTATAGTTCTACCACTTATTGTTTGTGTTGCCTTTGTGGTTGAACTCATTTTAAAATTTACTGCTTGAAAACCAGGGGTTGTTGGAAAATTACCTATATACGCCATTATACGACTCCTTGTTTACCACGCTTTTCAACTGCCTGGTTGATTATACCAACTATTGTGCCACGTCTTTCTACAAGCAGACTGTCAAAGTCTCTGGCATCTACAGTTGATATGTTAAAGTTTACTGTGACATCTTGTTTGCTACCGCCGCCCCCTAAGCCTTCTACTGCTTCCTTAACTTCTCTTGGTATAACAGTAGATGATTGTTTAGGCACAATAAGTTCTGGACCGTCTTCACCAACAACAGCCGCTGAACCACCAATAAGTGTTCCACCACGCTGTGCTGTTTGTGCTCTAATAGTTGCTACCTGTGCCAAACCACTAGCAACAGTTGCCGCTGCCGCAATAAAGTTGAATGGTGGTGGATAAGTTGCAAGTGCTTTTGTTGCACCTTGGTATGTGTTAATAATTGCTTGTGCAATAGCAAATGCTTTGTATGCCGCAAAGAACTTTTTGTTGTATGCACTTAGTCCTTGAAAGAACTTGGCACCTTGTTGTAAACCAAACTGTGTTTTTTCTAGTTCTGATTTCTTTTCAAACTCAATTCTATCCTTTACAATTTCTTGTTGTCTTTCTTCTTTTCCTTTACGCTTTAAGAAATCTTTATCAAGTGCACCTTCAAGTGTTTCAAGATACCCCATATCTGCAGATAGACGTCTTTCAATATTTCTTTGATGCATTGCATCAACGGCTGTATAAAATTTTTCATTAAGGCTTTCTAATTTGTCAAATTTTTCTTGTTCTAATAATATTTCTCTAGAAATTAATGTTTCTTTCCCAACACGGATGAATTCATTTGCCTCTTCTGCCTTTTTAATATTTTCATCATAGAATGCAAGTAATGATTGCTGTTGGGCTGCTAAATTTTCTGTTTGTCCTAATGCTAAACTTGATTCTAATAATTTTTTCTGTGCTGCTGTAAGTGTTTCAGTGTCCTTAGTGGTAGCACCCATTACTTCTTGTTGTTTTTTTAATTTGCTTTCTTGTTCATCTAGTGCATTTGTAGTATTTTTTGTTGTATCGCCTAACAATGCACTTATCTCTGCAGCATTGTCATATGCAAAGCCTGCTTCTGTCCAAGTTTGCACTAAGCCCTTTACAACGCCATCTTGTTCTATTTGATTGTCTACAAAATCTTTACCAACTTTGATAACCTCTTCAATGCTGTCTTTTGCACTGACATATGCTTCCGTAACTGTTTCACCAACTGCTTTTCTTATTTCTTCACTGCTTGATACAATAATCTTATCAAAGCCCAAAAATTCTGCAACAGCATTTATACCATCAATTACACTGTTAATAAAGTTGTCAAATCCTGCTGTAATTCTTTCAACTATTTTGTTAAATGAATTTTTTAAGAATTGTCCAACACCACTTGCTATCATACCAAACTTGTCAAACAGAGCACCAACCTGTGCAATAGTTCTGCCAAGTCCATTTTCAATACTGAGATATGCAATTAAACTAGCAACTGCTGTAATAAACACTCCTAGTGGATTTGCCGCTAATAAAACAAAGAATCTGCTGAATAAACCAGTTACGATTGGTAAAAGTCTTACTAATCCTTTTGCACCAAGCACAGCAGCCAAACCTGTTATGCCGCTTAGAACTACTTTTGTTGTTGTGCTAAATGATTGCAGCGTGCCATCAAAATCTGTCAACAATGAATTTGCTGTATCAATAGCAACAGCAAGATTTGCACCAATTGCTTGTGCTAATGGTATTGCATTTCTAAATGCATCTCCTAAAGTTCCTGCTAATTCACCAAGTGACTTGTTTAATCCTGCTTCACCAATTGCATCTGAAAATGCTTCTGTTGAGTCTTGTAAGTTAGATAGTGCACCTGAAAGTGTGTTTGCTCTGTCTTCAA